CACTTATTGCAACTACGTATGGAGCTGGAAATGGGTCTAGTACTTTTAATGTACCTAATCTAGCAAGCCGTATGATAATTGGTAAATCAGGAACGTATGCTCTTGGTAGTACTGGAGGAGCTACAACAGATAGCTTTACTCCTGCAGGATCAGTTAGTGGTTCTACAGGATCTCATTCATTAACAGAAGCAGAGCTTCCTTCACACTTTCACTTTATTGCTAACAAAGATAATGGATTTCCAAATGAATTACACACCAATGTAAATAGTACTATGACAACTAAATCTAATGGTGGAGCAGGAAACAACGACTATATTTTGTATTCAACTGCAAATAACACAAGTAACTTAGCAGGTAAATCAAGTGCAGTTGGTAGTGGTTCAGGACACAGTCATAGTTTAAGTGCTAGCTTTAGTGGTAATGCAGGAACAGTTGATATTTTGAATCCTTATATTTCTATTAACTTTATAATAAAGACATAATATGGCCACATACGAATCAAAAAAATACGGAGCAATACCAGTAGCAGCAACACAAATTGCTGACGGTACTGTTAGTAATTCAGAGTTTCAGTTTATAAACACTCTAGCTTCTAATGCACAAACTCAGATAACTGCTAGACTACCACTTGCTGGTGGAACGATGACCGGGGATTTAAATTTAGGTGATAACGTAGATATTAATTTTGGTGATAGTACAGATTTAAAAATATTTCATAACGGTAGTGACAGTATTATACAGGACGCTGGTACAGGAGATTTAGTTGTAGCTGGTGATAATGTACAAATAGTAAACTCGGCACAATCTAAAAACGCAGCCGTATTTACATCTGATGGATCAGCAGCACTATATCATAATAATTCAAAAAAATTAGAAACGGCTAGTACGGGGGTGACAATTACCGGAGCCCTTGGTGGTTGGTATACTCTTTCAACAAACGATCCTTCGGGTGGAAACGACGGAGACTTTTGGTTTAAGTATAGTTAAGCCATGGGTATTAATGTTAAAGATTCAGGAAACTGGCGTGCAGTCCAAGAAATGCATATTAAAGATAGTGGCACTTGGAGAAAAATTAATGAAGCTTATGTAAAAGATGGTGGTGTCTGGAGAAAAGTTTTTCCAGAATTTAACTATCAGATGACTATGAAAGTTCATGGTGTTTATACAGACTACGCTAATCCTTCTGGAACTTCTGCAATGAAAATTAAATATGGCTTTGCAGAGTTTGATCCTAATTTACAAGTTCCTTTTGGTAAAATAGATAATGTAGAATCTGCTGTAGATGGAACTAACTCTTATAAAATTCACACATGTACAGTTGGACCTGGTAACAACTACACGAATACTGGAACACCCGGCACTACAGGATCACCTGGCCAAGCAAATGAGATGAGATATTACGGAGGTATGCCTACTAATCAAAGCTCAGACAGTTCTAATAACAATAGACCAAATGCTAACTTTGGAAGTATATCGGATGTCAATACTAGTTTTAGTTGTAATGATTTTAGTCTAGATAACGCAACTACAGGTGCAATGTCTTATCAAACTCGTGGAGTTTTTTCAGTAAAAGGCTTTGCGCACAATACTCCTGTTACAACTTCATTTTTTAGATTTGCACCAGCACTTAGTGGAGGTCATTGTTTTGCACTTCATTTCACAGCTTCTGCAAGTTCAGGTCTTGGTTTTGGTGCTCCTTACAGTTACGTAAGATTGACTAGAAATTTCAATAACATTAATAGTGTCTATACTGGAAGAAACCATCAAGGTGCAGGTAGTGGCACAACTGCTGGTGGTAAAATAGCTTTTCTAAATAGCTATGGTACTGGGGGATATCTTTTTGGTGAAAGAAGCACGGGTACTCCTTCAGTGGGTAGCAACGTATTTTTTTACAATGGTACAAATGGTAATTTTGCTTATCCAAATGGACTTCCTAATGTTAATGCAAGTACAGGTGCTTTTGAGACTAATTCCTTTACATTAGAGTTATATCAATCACCTTTAATAGGTTTTCAAAGTTGGCCAAATGCAAGTCGTAAAGCTGGAGGTCATTCAAGGGTACAAAGGTTTACAAGATTACTTGCATGCGTTTGGGAAGACGCAGTAAATGGTGGATCATCTGATAAACTGACTCTTATTTTTGATGATGAAGGGTGGGAGGTTACTGATTTGTTTAGTAAAATAACTTTATCAAATGGCACAAATACTGTTGAGTATTCAATGGGATCACTAGTAGATTTTAACACAGCTTCGGGAACTAATAATTCTACTTTTTCTGCTAATAGAAGTAGCTTTTTTAGTATAACTGAATATGTTGTGAGCGGTATTCCTTCGGGATCTCAATTATATCAATTGTTTAGTATGAACGATGATGTTACAATAAGCATTACGCAATAGGAGAGACAATGCCCTTAATAAAAGCACAATTTGCCCCAGGTATAGACAAACAGACCACTACGTATGGTGCGAAGGGTCGTTGGATTGATTCTAAGAATGTTCGTTTTCGTACAGGCTTACCTGAAAAAATTGGTGGATGGAACAAAGTTGTTCTCGGTCAGACGATATGTGGAGCAGTAAGAGCAAGCACAGCTTGGGTTTCTTTGACAGGTGTTAGACACTTAGCTTTAGGAACAGACAGAAAATTATATGTATATGTTGAAGGTGCTTTTTATGACATCACACCAATTAGATTAGAGGCAGCGTTGACTGGTCCATTTGCCATGACAAGTGGATCACCGACAGTAACTGTTACACACAATTCACATGGAGCAGCACAAGGTGACTTTGTAACCTTTGATTCTTTTTCTACAGCACAAGGACTAGACATGAATGGAGAGTTTGAAGTTACATCAGTAGTAAGTGGAAACAGTTATACAGTTACACACACAAGCAATGCTAGCGGTACAGCAAGCTCGCAAGGTGGATCGGGGAACGCGAAATATCAAATACCTGTAGGAACAAATAAATCTTCTTTTGGTTTTGGATGGGGCGCTGGATCGTGGAACGCGGGTACCTGGAATACTCCAAGATCAACCAGCTCTATTCAACTTGAAGCAAGTTACTGGTCTTTTGATACGTTTGGAGAAGACTTACTAGCAATCAGAAATGATGATGCTTTATATCGTTGGGACTTGTCTGCTGGACCGGGAACCAGGGCTGCAAAAGTATCACAAGCTCCTGGCACAAATAGAGTGTTATTAGTATCATCACCGGACAGACATATATTTTTAATGGGCACAGAAACAACAATAGGAACATCAGGATCTCAAGATGATTTGTTTTTACGTTTTTCTTCTCAAGAAGATTTTCAAACATGGGCACCAACAGCCGAAAACACAGCAGGATCATTTAGAATTCAAGATGGTTCTAAGATAGTAGCCGCTCAAAGATCTAGGGGTTCTATTCTTGTATGGACAGATACAGCATTACACTCTTTAAATAATATTGGTCCACCTTTTATATTTGGTCTAAACCAAATTGGTGCGAACTGTGGAGCAGTATCTCCTAACTCTGTAGTTGATGTAAATGGTGTTACTTTCTGGATGTCACAAACAGCTTTCTACATGTTTGATGGTGCAATTAAAAAACTAGATTGTACAGTTCAAGATTTTATTTTTGATAATATAAATGACACTGCAACAGGACAGGTAGCAACTGCAGTTAACACAGACTTTAACGAAGTCACTTGGTTTTATGCAGGATCAGGTTCTGACTTTTTAAATAAAAGTGTAACTTATAATTATCTAGAAAACGTTTGGTATACTAACGACGGATTTACAAGAACCTCTTGGGTTGATAGAGGTGTCTATCCTTTACCTTATGCACCTGAGTATGATGCAACAGCTATTCCTACTGCTGGAGCAATAAAAGGAATCACAGCAGGAGCATCAATTTTATATCAACATGAAGATGGAGTTAATGATGATGGTGCCGCGATGGAATGTGAAATTACAAGCGGTGATTTTGATATAGAAGAAGGAGATCAAGTATTTTTATGTTCTCGTGTTATACCTGATTTTAAAGATCAAGTAGGAAATACAGATATAAAGATAGAGTTTGCAAACTATCCAGCTAGCACAAATACAAGATCTTTTACCGGAACAACTTCTTCGACAACTAAGTTTTTCTCAGTGAGAGGTCGAGGTAGACAGGCAAACGTAAAAGTTTCTAGTAATGCTATTAACTCAAACTGGAGGTTTGGAACAGTAAGATTAGACATTAGACCGGATGGAATGAGATAATGGCACGAATTAATGTAACAAGACTACCCTTACCTCAAGATGAGTTTGATAGACAACAACAAGACATACTTATTCGTGAGTTGGAAAATATAATCAACCAACTTAACTTTACGTTTCAACAAGATCTACGTGAAGAACTTACAGCAAGGAGCTGGTTTTTAGCATGAGTGATATTTATAAAAATAGAAGTGTTGCATTAGCAAACACAGCACAGACAACACTCTATACTGTGCCTACAGCAGATGTATCTACAACACCACCTCAGAAACCTGTACAAGCAATAATAAAGTCTATTCGTGTATGTAATGTATCTGGAGGCGCTCAAACAATAACTGTTGTAAATACAGACTCTAGTTTGTCTGCTGATATCAATATAACAAATCTTTTGTCTGTAGATGCAAACTCAGCTACAGAAATACTAACACAACCAATGGTTCTTGAAGATAGTGATATTATAAAAGTGACAGCTAGTGCTGGTGGAGCGTTGCATGTAATTTTATCTGTATTGGAGGTATCATGAGAAAAGTACAAGATTCTAAGATTTTAGGGCATCAGATGATAGAAGGTAAAGAAGTCCCTATCGTGCAACCTGAAGTTTATGAGAGAATATATTGTAAAAATTGTGATAATGAGGTAGATTCACATGAACAGGCGACCGGTGCTTGCACCAACTGCAATGAGTCTTGGGACGTTCACAAGGCTACAGATATACAGGTTAAGGTGGTGGAGCTACCGTTAGGTTCTGGCACTGGAGAATAACAAGACTGACCATCTTGCGGTAATTTATGGATGATCTATTAGACATCATGGGACTATATAAAGATCACTATCCGCTATGGTCCAGCGATAGCTTAAAAGACATCTATTATCATATTTACCCATCACTAATATTAGGCCAATATACCATTAATAAAAATGAAGATGGTATTTACGGTTTTACAAACTGGGCTTTTTTAGATGATGAAACGGAACAAAAACTTTTAGATACCAGATCATTAGGTTTTAATGACTGGAAAACGGGAGACAAGATTTGGATAATAGATTCTATTTATACAAAAGAGCACAACGGAATGAAATTTAACAAAACATTTTTTACACATTTACTTGGTCCTGGAAAAACTGTTAATTGGCTTAGACTAGCTTCTAACGGTTTAATTAAAAAACATTTTACAGTTACCACTAAGGAGTGTTGGTTATAATGGGATCAGTAAAGAAGAAACTAGCAAAAGGTCTTAGGAAAATAACACCGAAAGAGATAGCACCTATTTTACCATTTGTGGCTATGGCTGTTCCAGGTTTGCAAGGTTTAAGTCCTTTGATGAGATACGCCTTACCACAGTTATTGACAGCAGCAGGTTCAGCTAGACAAACAGGAGACATCAATTTACTAAACCAAGCATTAGCACTTGGTGCCAGTTATGCAGCTGGACCAGGCACAGCAGCTGCAACAGGTAAAGAAAGAGCTTTTATGGGTGACAAAATTGTCACTGGTGGAGAAGGAGCTACTATTGGAGGTCCTGGAGCTTTAAAACCAAATGCAATGGGGACAGGTCCTATTGCTGGATCAAATCTTACATACACGCCGGGCATGGATGCTACACAATTTGCTAATGCAAATCCTGATGCGTTCAAAGCTTTTAAAACGGCTAACCCTAACGTGAAAAATACTTTTATGGAAAATGTAAATGCAAGTTTAAGACCGGTGGGTGAAGGTATTAGGTCTTTTGGTGAAGGAGATATTTTTAACACTAAAGCATTAATGACAGTTGGTGGTGGCGGAGCTACCATGGCAGGTGCTGATTATGCAAAGAAAAAAGAAAACGAGTTTGAAGAAGAGGAAGCACGGAGATTAGGTTTTATAGGTGACTATCAAGATGCGATTGAAGCTTATAAAGATTACTTTAGAAATGCAACTTACAGCTATGAAGATTTATATGGTGCAGGTAATGTTCCTAGTTTCTTAGCAGCTGATGGTGGTCGTGTAAAACTACAAGAAGGCGGACTTCCTACTATTGATAACATGGCGCAAAAAGTAAAAAATATGCAACCTATAAATATGCAACCTATAAGTTTTTTACCAGGCAATATAGGAAACCCATTACCACAACAAACTAACCCAATGGCTCAAATACAAAGCACAGTTAATCAAGCTATAGATAACATGCAAGGCAACTTAAATCAAAATTTACAAAACTCATTTAAAACAGAAACAGTTAGTGCTATCGTACCCGAAGAAGGTCAACAAGCAACCTTCCCTGGAGGAGGCGGTGCTTTCCCTAGACCAAACTTTGGATCGGGAATACTAGGTTTGTTAGGAGCAGGAGGTAGACCAGGTAACCCATTTGATATAAGACAAAGGTTAATGGGCCCATCACTAGCGCGACTACAACAATCAGCAGGTTATGCAGAAGGCGGTGATGTTGCTATTGCGCCAAGCATGCCACCAAACATGCAAGTCGACGGGCGTAATGGAACATTTATACCGATGGGTGTAAAAGAAAAAGCTGATGATGTCCCTGCAATGTTATCAAAGAATGAATTTGTAATGACAGCAGATGCTGTTAAAGGTTTAGGTAATGGTAGTGCAGAATTGGGAGCACAAAGAATGTATGATCTTATGAATAACTTGGAGGCAAAAGTATAATGGCAACTTACGACGAATTATACAAAGACATAGTAGAGGCTAGAAAAAATTTACCAAAGGATTCAATATCTGTTAATGAAGGCTCGCCTGCTTATGAAGCTTTATTAGGTGCATACGCTCCTCAGCTTGCAGTAATAGGTGGCAAACCTATTGATCAAACTAAACTCACACCTGAAGTTGCAGCTCAAACAGACTTACAAAAACAAGCAGCAACACTAGCGGCACAACAAGCAGGACTTATTGGTGCTAACCAAGAGATGGTATTTAATCCCAACACGGGAACATTTGATTTACCTGCAGGTGCACAAGCAGGAGTTGCTGGTTATCAACAATTTTTAGATGATGCTACAAGTGCAGCTTCCGCGGCACAAAAAGCAGCGATGGCAGGACAAGGTGCTGGTCAAGCTGGAATAACAGCCGCTCAACAAATTGCAGATCAAATGCAAGCAGCAGCTACAGCAGGTCAAGGCGCCGGCGATCAATTCTTACAAGCGGCTCAAGGCTTTGTTGGACCAAATGCTTATCAACAATTTATGTCACCGTATCAGCAAGATGTTATCGATGCGACTATGGCTGACATGCAATCAAAACTAGCTGAACAGCAAGCTCAACTTGGAGCAAGCGCTGGAGCTGCATTTGGCGGTGGACGATTTGGAGTGGCTCAAGGACAGCTAGCTTCTTCTGGAGCTATCGGTCAAGCATTAGCAGGAGCACAGTTAAGACAACAAGGATTTGAAACAGCTAATCAACTAGCTGCTCAAGCTTTCCAACAGCAACAAGCAGCAGCTACAGCAGCACAGCAACAAGCAGCACAAAATTTAGGATTATTTGGAACAGCTCAACAAGGACAACTTGCAGGATCTCAAGCTGAACAGCAACAGTTAGCATCAACGTTAGCAAACTTGACAGGTGTAGGTACTACACAACAACAACTTGCTTCACTGCAACCTACTTTAGCTGCTCAAAACATTGGTCAGATTGGACAACTTGGTGCACAGCAACAAGCTCAAGCACAAACTATTCTTGACACAGCTAGAGCTGCAAGAAAACAAATTGCATATGAGCCATATGAAAGATTAAGTTTTATGGGTCAACAACTAACAGGTATCAAAGGTGGATATCCAGGAGCTACATTTAGTTCTGCACCTACAGCAGGCACAAGTCCAACAGCGGGTATCTTAGGATTACTAACAGGTGGCGCGAGCCTTGCAACGGGGATCGCGGGTTTAATGGGTAACAATCAGCCACAATTTATGACACCAGGAACAGCATAATGAGCATAACACTAAAAAGAAAAATGTTTAAATTAGGCGGTGAGGTTAATAAATCTCACGGTGTTGGTATTACATCAAACCTTAAAATGAATAAACATCATGGTGGTAAAGTTGTAGCCGGTGTTGGTAGTGGTATGAATCCTAAAGTAAAAGGTCCTGATGGTCAAATGAGAGAAGGACATGGATTTGGTACTGTTGCAAATATTGCTCTTATGGGAATACCTAGAGCTATTCAAGCAGCTAGATTTATGGCTGGTACTCCAGGTGGAACACAGCTGGTTAGTAAGTATGGTTTCAAAGGAGCTCAAAAAATAATGAACGAAGCTAAAAAAGTTAGGTCTACAAAAATAGGTATGCCTGGTTCAACCATGTTGGGTGGCAATATTCACCAAGCAGCAATGTTGGCTAATAGAGCAGGTGCACCTTTAAAAATGGGTTTTGGTGCAACTAGAGCATTGGCTCCTCTTGGTATTGCTGGTGCTGCTGGTGCTGGTGCTGGGATGGCCGCTTTAGATAGAGCAGGTATTACTCAAGAAGGTAATGATGATAGTCTTGGAGAAAAATTATTAAGAGGAACAGGAAAAGTAGCTTTAGATTTCTTAAGCACTCCAGGACAAATAACTGGTTTAACTCAACTGTTAAGAAGTAGTGAAAAAGATCCTAAAGTAAAAAGCTTGTATGACTTAATTGCAGGCAATAAGGGACTGGAAGGTGTAGAACAGAAAAAAGTAATTGAGGATGAAGTAAAAGGTATGCAGCAAATGACTGACAAAGCAAATGCAAGAGCAGCTGAAATATATAAAATGCTAGGTGGTGGTCAACAAAACAAAATGTTGATAGCTAGTCAAGCGTTGGCTGCTGCAACACCTTATGTTGCAGAAGGTGAATACGGAGCTGCGGCTGCGGCTGCTGGATCTGCGCTAGCTGGATCAGGCGAAGAAGATAAAAAGATAGCACAAGAGGCTGCTCTTATGACCATTGAAGAAATGCAACAAGAAGAACAAACAAAACAAGCTGTCGTTGCAGAGTTAATGGGCGGCGGTGAAATTGAAACAGCTATGGAAGCAGAAAGAGCTTACGAAGCTGGTAAAGAAGCTGGATCTTTATCTGCTGTTAAAAGACTACCTCTTAAATCTGACGGTAAACATGACACAGCTCTAACACAAACTGGTGTTGTATATACTGATTTGACTAATCTATCAGGTAAACTATTTATCGCATACAATTCAAACGAAGAACCTATTTACACTAACGACTATCAAGCTGCGCTAAATCACAGTAAGGAGTAATTATGGCTGCAACTGCTTTAATTAGTTTATTAATGCCAGGTGTAAAAGCTGGTTCAAAATTATTTTTTAAAAATTATAAAGAGTTTTATCAAGCGGCAGGTAGAAACCCTAAAGTGTTTGATAAATTTGTATCCGATACGTTAAGTAAAAATAAACTTACAAAACGTGATTATGTTTCAGCAAACAAACTAAAAAACATGTTTAAGATCGGTGGAAACGACGAAACCTTTGCTCGTTTATTGCGTGGTAATAGTACTAATAAAAAACTTGGTGCATTTAAATCAGATAAAATTGGAATGACAGGACCAACAGGTAAAGGGTCTACAGCAAGAAAACCTAATTATGAAGTTAAAGATTTTATTAACAGGTTTAAACCATACGGAATAGAACGTAAAGTTAGTGCTGACGCTAGTTACAAGAAAAATTATTTAGATAGAAATTTTGGTAGAGGTCAGTTTCAAATAGCAAGAATAAATGAAGCAGATGCTGCCGCTTCTAGGGTATGGAATGATTTATATAGAGGTCATTTACAAAACGGCAGATACACAATTGATTTAGCACATCTAAATAGACTATCTAAAACAGATGCAACAAATGCTGCAAAAGCAATGAATAAAGAGATTAGATGGACTACTCCGTTACAAAGAAAAATGAGATTTAAAGACAATGTAACTGGTGAGTCTTTTGGGTACAAAGATATTGAAAAAGTTTTTGATGATAAAATGGGTAAAGGAGCTTTTGCAAAATATAAAGATGATTTACTAAAACAAAAAGAACTTATGGATTTATCCATTGGTAGAAAAACAAAAAACACAACCCTTAATGCTTTACTTACAAAAGATGCTGACAAAGCAAAAATAGCTAGACAATCTTTTGTTGCTAGACATCATCCAGAAGGTGTAGCAGTAAACCCTTTCAATACACAACTTACTCTTTCCAAATCAAATAATACAGAAGTTGCTTTAACAAAAAAATTTTTAAAAGACCTAGAAGCTGCTGAAGGACGAGGTATTCAAAAAGATATAATAAGTAATTATAATAAAACTTTAAATGAACTAGGGATAGGAACTAAACAAGGATTATTTAGTTTTGGTGAACAAGGACAATTAAAAGGTAGTGAGCTAGCTTTAATGGCTGGTAAACAAAACAAGCTGGGTAGAACAATCAATCCTGCTGTAAACAAAGAACTAGCAAGAAACCCATCTTTTGCAGATGGTGGTAGCGTTCTTGATTTTGACGAATTGATAAGAATAAATATAGAAGATCATGGCATGGAAAACAAAGACGCTATTGATGAAGCAGTAAAAGATTTCCTTGCATCAAAAAAAGAAAGACCAGGTTACCTGTCCGGTGGTGCTGTTGGTGTAGGTGGTAAATCTATTGGCGGAGTAGGCACATCGGTGGACAATCAGGTAGGCACGTTTCAGTCTATACTGTCGGGTATTGCTGCTGGTGTTATAGATATACCAAGAGGTGCATTTAGTCTTGGAGCGAGTCTCGTGGATCTTGGCTTAGGAACTAATTCTGCAGCTCAAGTAGAATCTTTCTTTGATAATTTAACAACCTTTGATGAAAAAGCAGAAGCAACGACAGCTGGTAAGATAACAAGAATACTTACAAACTTAGGTATACCAGGCACAGCTGCATTTAGAACTGCATCAGGTTTGACAAAGCGTGCTCTTCTTGCAAAAGAAAAAGGAAATTACTTTAAGTTTACAAAAGATCTAGATGGAAAACTAGAAAAAACAATGACTGCTAAAGGTAGATTATTTACCACACTTGGAGGTGCAGCAGGAGTTGGAGTAAGTGATGCTATATTTGTAGGTGATCCGGAAAGAGTAGGAACACTGGGTGATGCATTTAATATTGGTCCCACTCAACTAAGAGACAACAGCGAGGATGATGCTTCAAGAGAAGTTATGAATCGTGTTAAGTTTGGTATAGACAGTGCGTTTCTTGGTGGAATTATCGGAGGAACAGGAAGCGCGATTACACAAGCTGTGCAGAGAAGTAAACAGTTAAATAGAAACAACGATATTATTGACAAGATACTAGAATACACAACTCCTCAAGGTGCAAAAACCAGAGAGTTTTTTGACGCTGAAAGAGTCATGACAGGTAAAAGATCTGCTGAACTAAATAGAGCTCAAGTTCTACATAGACAAATGGACAAACATATAGATGGTTTGTTTCCAGTATTAAAACAAATTACATCTGCTGAAGTTAGAAAAGAAAGAGAGAAGGTGGTAAAAGTAATTAATGATGCATTAACATCTTCTGAAAAAGGACCAACGGTAGATTTTATAAGAGGTGTAGATGATGAAGTAATAGGAGGTAAGTTTAGTTTAGGTGATATGTCTCCAGAGTTATTACAAAAAGTAAAAGATATAAAAGGTATAAACTTTGATGAAGTTGTAGATATAATGCAACAATCTAGAGATATTATAGGAGACACATTTAGTGATATTGGTTCTAACATCATTAGAGCAGGTAAGAGAACTGATGAAGCATTAGGTGACACACTTAATAAGTTTAATTCTTTTAAAGAAGCATTCAAAGTTAAGTCACTAGACTACATAAATAATACATACAGAATATTTAAAAATGGTGAGATTGACGCTTTGGCTTCTTACAAGCCAACAGACGAAGCAGTACAAAATGCAAAACAATTATTTATACAACTATCAAAACAAAGAAACGCAGCTGACCCAACAGTAAAAGTTTTAACGGATTCAGAAGCAGCGTATGCTGTAGATAGATTACTTGCTGAGTCTAAAAGATATCCAAAGTTTTTAACAGAAGGTGAAGTAATACCGTTGGTAAAAGATGAAACAGGTTTTTTAAAAGACCTTGCTATAAAAGATTTTGACAAACCTCTTCTACCTTTGAATAAAATTACAAAAGAAAAGATAGAAGGTTTTGATGTTACACCAAGAAAAATTATAGAAGACTTGCTAGGTAAGGTAGAGGATCCATCGGCTACAATATTATCAAGCATGAACAATCTTTCTATCATACGACAAAAACACAACTTCTATGGTGATCTATATGAAAGGTTTTATGGCAAACAGTTTTTTGAAACAAGACAAGCTGCTGCTGCAGTGTTTGGTGATCGTAATGTTTTAAACCAACCTATTAAAATGATGGCAACAGATAACAATGGTAAGCTGTTTACAGAAGCTGTAAATCCATTAAACGGTTTGTATACAAGTAAAGGTAATCAAGAAGCATTAGAAGGCGTTAATAGAGGTTTGTTTTCTTGGACTGAAAACAACAACATGCTTACTAACTTTTATAATAACTTTATCTTATATCCAAAAGCAACTTCACAACTTGCAAAAACAGTTTTATCTCCAGTTACGCACGCTCGTAACTTAATTAGTGCTGGAGCGTTTGCTGCTGCAAACGGATTGATTCCGTTAGTAAACAGAGAAGCACTAAACGAAGCGTACGGAGCATTTGCTCAAGTCGGTAAAAAAGGAACTGATGCATACAATAAAAGGTATCAAAAGTTACTTGAGCTTGGTGTAGTTAATAGCAGTGCGCGACTCGGGGATTTAACTGAAATACTTGCTGATGTAAACTTTGGTGCAAGAGCTTCACAGATTAGAGCATTGCGTGGAGCAACACGTGCTGGTGGTAAATTTAAACAGTTTGCAACTGATCTGTATACAGCTGAGGATGACTTTTGGAAAATGTATACGTTTGCTGCTGAAAGACAAAGGATAGCTCAGTCTTTGAAGAGAGCGGGCATTGATGGTAGTGCTTTTGCAAAATCAGAAAAAAACAATTTAGGTAGAACATTTGATAGTTTTGATGATTACTTAGACGAGGCTGCTGCTGACATAGTTAGAAACAACGTACCTAACTATGATTATGTAAGTAACTTTATTAAAGATTTAAGAAGAGCGCCAATAGGTAACTTTGTATCTTTCCCTGCTGAAATACTAAGAACAAGTGTCAACATTGTAAAAAAAGGATTAGATGACTTTAACTATGTAGCTCCTAACGGTACAAAACCTTTTAGAAATGTGGGCATGACACGTCTTGCAGGTTTTGGTTTGACAACAGCTGTAATACCTTACGGAATGGTAGAGGCATTTAAAGCTGCTCAAGGTGTTACAGGAATAGAAATGGATGCACTTAGAAGATTTGTTCCTGACTGGTCAAAAAACTCAAACTTAATACCAATAAGAGACGAAGACGGTAAATTAAAGTATGTAGATTTTTCACACGCAAATGCATACGACACAGTTTCTAGACCTTTTAAAACTGTTTTAAACGCACTTGCTGATGGAAGAACAGACAACGACAGTGTTATGGAAGATTTCTTACAAGGTATGGTTGAATCAACATCGGAGTTGGGAGCACCTTTTATAAGTGAATCTATTTGGACACAAGGTATATCTGATATTTTTGTTAGAGGTGGACGTACTAAGGATGGTCGTAGACTATACACAGATCAAACACCTTTCGGTGAAAAGTTTTCTTTAGCAATAAAACACTTAGCTGAAACACAGTATCCAGGTTCTCTTGCACAAGGTGAAAGAATATTTAGATCTATTGTAAAAAATCCTGACGAATACGGTAGAACTTACGAACTAAAAGACGAGGTCTTAGGGTTTGCTGGGTTACGTGCAGTTGAAGTAGATCCTGTTCAATCAATGAAATTTAAGATTGCTGATTTTAGAACTGGTATTAACAATGCTCGTCGTGAGTTTACTTCGCCATTACTTAGAGGTGGTCCAATTACACCAGAACAAATTGTAGATAGATACAAAATTGCTAATGAAGCATTGTATCAAGTTCAAAAAGAAATGTCTAAAGACTACTATGGAGCGATGTTGTTAGGTGCAAGCACTAAAAATTTAAATAGAGAATTTAAAGATCGTGTTTCAGACGTGCAGCTTAGAGCACTTGTAAAGGGTAGATTCAAACCGTTCATACCATCAGAAAATATTGAAAAAGCATTTAGAGAAAATGCTCAAAAAATAGGCGGCAAAAATGCTTACAGTGTAGCTAAAGAAACAATAAGAAGAATGGCAAAGGAATACGGAAGATTAAATTTATTTGAATCAAACTTACCTGACTTTGATAATCCTTACAAAACTTCAATATCAGTACCTGATTTAGGACTTAATACTTCTTCACTTCCTACGAACCTAGGTTTAGGTTTGCAAACTCCAGGGGTATCTGGTATTTCTAATAATATGCAAGCTACCGCAATAAAAGGTCAAAGAGTATTTGGTCCTAATGATACGGTATTTGGAGGTTAGATGAACGACACAGTGCAAGGTATAACACCAGAAGACGACAGAGAACATATTATCTCTCTGTATGGTCATGTTAAAGGCGTAGAGCGTGAAATAGAATTAATAAAAACAAATCATCTAAAACACCTAGATGAAAAGATTTCACACGTACACTTAGACGTAGAAAAATTGGGTGGCAAAATAGACAAAATCTATTGGGTTGTTATAACTACGGTGGGGGCCGTTGGTTTGGTATTTATAGAAACACTATTGGGGATGATATGACATTTGCAGAGGCATTCGCAGACGCGAGAAAAAGATTAGGACCAGGTGGCGTATTTACCTACAAAGGTAAAAAGTATACGACCGATCGTGCTGATGATAAAGCAAAGACTGCCAAGAATAATGTAGAAAAGAAAATAGATGTTACTCCCGTTAAAAAACCTAAGACAGAAACAAAAAAAGAAAAAGAAGTAAAAGAAGTAAAACGAGAAAAAGAGTTTATTGAAGGTGAGGACGAACTATCGTTAGTTGACAAAGCTAAAAATCTTAAAGATAAAATACTTAGACCTAATATAAGGCAGTTTGCTTACGATGTGTTTGGAGGATCGGGTGACATAACTGAGGATGATTATGGTCCTGAGTATTTAGACGCAATGAGACAAGTGGCGCAAAACGTAATAGACAGAGGCGGCACTTCATTAGAGTATGATGATTATGGTATTGATTCATTTGAGAAAGGTATATTCGAAAACATGTACGGCAGCGGTGCAGACCATGGAAAAATGTTCGATTTAAAAACTCTTATTGGTGGTGGTAATTTAGTTGTTGAAGACGGAAATTTATATATTACAGATGATTATGATTTTAATGTGAACCATGATAAGTCTGGTGATCGTTATACTCCAGGTGCAGGTATTCCTGAAAAATCTTTTAGTAATCTCCCTGGAATTCTTAGCACTATAGCAAATAGAGCTATTGATCCTTATGGAGATACAAGCGGCAGTGGAAGCATGATGGATGCTATTAGAACTGCAGCTGCTTACATAGGGTCTACTCAACAAGATCAAGATAAATCAAAAGCTAAAATTAATCTTGGACCAGCATCTGACTTTTATAGTCAAGATCAACTAGCCGGTATCATGGGAACACAAGCAGCAAAGGATGTAACATAATGAAACTATCAAATAATTTTTCACTATCAGAATTAACTAAATCTCAAACTGCAACGCGCAAAGGCATTAAGAATGAACCATCAACAGCGCACATAGAAAACCTTATTCACCTAGCGGAGTCCGTCCTGCAACCAGTGAGAGATCACTTTGGTAAACCGGTCATGATATCTTCAGGCTATCGTAGCCCAGCGCTGTGCGAAGCTATCGGATCTTCGTCTAAGTCACAGCATGCCAGGGGTGAGGCAGCAGACTTCGAAATACACGGAGTTGACAACAAGGAGCTTGCAACGTGGATTAGTAAAAATACGGAATTTGACCAACTAATTCTGGAGTTTTATAATGAAGGAGATCCAAATTCTGGATGGGTGCACTGTTCAGCGGTGATGGAAGAGCCAAGAAAACAATTGTTAAGAGCAAGCAAAGTAGAAGGCAGGACGAAATACGAAAATATAATTCTTTAGATCCAGTCTTTGATATCTTCTCCCATAATTTCATTAGCTATATTTATTTTGTCCCTAAGTGATTTAACAATACGCTCATCTATAGTACCTTCAGCTATCAAGTCAACATAGGTTACACTGCCAGTCTGGCCGATACGATGTGCTCGATCTTCTGACTGTAGTCTTTTTTCAAGGTCGTAACTGTTAGAGTAGTATACTACCGTGTTAGCAGCAGTCAGGGTGATTCCATAGCCTCCAGTTTGAGCATTTCCTACGAAATAGCGTGTAGGGCCGTTTTTTTGCTGAAATAGAGCAATGTTGTCCTGCCGGAGGGTAGAGTCCACTGACCCGTGATATTCGACTGTAGAGGCCTCTCCGTAAGCTTTTTTTAAAGATTCGACTATATTTTTTATGTCCTCGACGTAGTTTGCCCAGATTATCACTTTGCCGTCGGTTTCATCCAATAGTTCCATTAGTGAATTAATTCTGTTGTTTTTAAGATGTTTAATTGTGCCATCATCTGCCTTAAAATGACCACAAGTTATTTGATGCAATCTCATTAGCTGAGTCATGACGTTAACACTGGTCATCATTTCTCCACTGTCAAGCATGGCTAACGCCATCTCTTTCATTTGAGCATAAACTTTTTTCTGTTCAGGGGTTAGCTCTATCAATCTCTTCATGAATACTTTTTCAGGCAGGTCTAAACATTCTTCTTTCAACACACGATATGAAAATTTATCTAGTAAAGTAGATAGCTCACCTAAACGCCTATAACTGCCAACAATCTGAACTCTACGTCCACCAAAGTTTCTTTCAACCATGTGTGCGTATCGAGAGCGAAAGCTGTAATACGACTGATGACCCAAATGAGTATCATCCAAAAAGTCACACTGACTATACAAGTCTAGTGGTGATTTTGTTACGGGAGAGCCTGTTAATATTCTACGGTATTTCGCGAGATCCGCTATTGTTAATATATTTTTTGTTCGCTTTGCTGTCGGATTCTTGATTGTTGTAGATTCATCAATCCCTATTAAAGCTCTTCCAAGAAAAATGTTAAGGAAACTTCGTGCAAAGTCCAGTCCTTTATTTGTAGAAAATGCTTCTACGTTCATTATCAATATCTTAAGATCACCTTTATCGTCAAATAGTGTGTCAAGCTCCATCTGTTTTTTCCTTGTAATGTTCGCTTCCCACAGAACTTTTGTACATTCTATGTGTTCTGGCATATGTGTAGGGAACTCAATGCTGTCCCAGTTTTTGTACACACCTTTGGGAGCCACTATCAGTGCACCGCGAATTGCGCCTCTATCATAGAGCATAGCTATATTGTCAACGAGGACCTTGGATTTACCTGTACCCATCTCCATAAATAGAGCGTAAGTGTCTTGAGCCCACGATTTTTCCAATGCCTTGAGTTGATGCTCGTATGGCTTGGTCTTGAACTTATAATTTTTTATCATATTTTAATTTTTCTTTCTTGACATTTATATAATCATGACTATCTTGAATGTCAACATATAAGAAAGCGATTATGAGAAATAAATTATTTGAGTTGTATAGACCAAAACAATTACAGGAATTTCTAGAATTTAATAAAGAAAATCCTAAAGAAGATTTTGTGTACGTATTACAACACCCACCAAGAAATATTAATATACTGACAGCATCTGATTTTGGATACCTGGTTATTTGTTTACCAGAAAATTCTCAAATGATGTTTAGTCCAGCACCCTTTATACATAAAATGAGAAAGAATTTACGAGATTTCAAAGAAACAGACTACATCCTTTGTACAGGTGATCCTGCTATAATAGGATTATCAACAGCAATTGTAAGTGATATTACACAAGGAAAGTTTAATCTTTTGAAATGGGACAGACAGGAAACAAGATACTATCCGCTGTCTTTTAATTTATATGATAAAGGAGAAATTGATGGGAACATTAACACTAGATGATCTAGAAATAGATCAACAAGAAATAATTGAGAAAACAGATATATCAACGCTGTCTCGTTATTGTCTGATGCTACAAGATTTAGAAGATAAAATATCAAATGCAGAAGACAATGTTAAAAAACTAAAAGAAGAGGCAGACAAAATTTCTTCAGAGATAATACCAAACCTTCTCGCAGAGCAGGGGTTATCATCTTTGAAATTAGCTGACGGCAGTGGAGTTGAGGTTAAAAAATCCTACAGCTGTACTGTTAAAAAAGACAACATAGAGTCAGCTTACAAATGGCTTCGAGAAAACGGACTAGGTGACATCATTAAAAACGAAGTTGCTGTAACGTTCGGTAAAGGCGAAGATAACAAGGCGGAGCAGTTGCTCAACCTTGCAGTGCAAGAAGGTTATGAGCCTCAACAAAAATCAAAAGTTGAACCCATGACTTTGAAGGCACTCTTTAGAGAGCGTGTCGAGGCCGGCCTCGACATGCCCTCGGATTCTTTTAACACTTTTGTTAAGGATCAAACTAAAATTAGCCGGAAATAAAGAATCATGAATCAAGAAGGAGGAAACATGAACCAAGTAGCGAAAAAAGAAAAGTCAGACATAGCTCTAGCAGGTATGTTTGAAGAAGACAAAGCTGGTGGTATGGACCAAATGGGGCAGGGCGATTTTGCAATGCCTTTTTTGCGTGTACTAGGCCAGCTATCACCCGAGATAAACAAACGGGACGCCAAGTATATAGAGAATGCAGAGGCAGGTATGATATTCAATACCGTGACTAAGCAGGTATACGATGGTGAGAAAGGACTCAACGTAATTCCTTGCGGTTATAAGCGAGAGTATGTTGAGTGGAGTGATAGAGGAGAGGGCACAAGTGCTCCTGTCGCTATCCACCCAGTTAGCAGTGGTATTATAAAAGATACTACTAGAGGTGCTGACTATAAAGATAGATTACCTAATGGTAACTATCTTGAAAACACGGCCTCTTACTTCGTGTTGACAGAAGATATGCAACAAGCATTGATTACTATGAAGTCAACACAACTGAAAGTAAGTAGATCATGGAACTCGATGATGAACACAATCAAGCTGAAAGGCAAGAATGGAATGTTCACACCGGCTTCTTATAGTCACGTGTATAATCTAAGCACTGTACAACAATCAAACGATAAGGGGACTTGGTTTGGTTGGAACGTACAAAAGATTGGTCCCGTACAGGACAAAGGTTTGTACGAGGCTGCAAAACAATTTGCTGGTAGTGTGTCTACGACTACGGTAAATCACGGTGAGACTGATACTAAATCTAAAGATACAGATTCAGTACCATTTTAACTGTTGACATCACGGGACTTGTTTTAGTTATTTCCAAGTCCCGTGATTTTTTAGAAAGGAAAATATGAAAGATAGAACATACTATCATAAAAAATATTATAGGGTAAGAAGTTTAAAAAAACTTAGGGCTAGAGTAAAGAGTTTAGAAAGTACTTTACAAATGTTTAAGAATAGTCCAGAAGGTGAAGCTTATTTTAAAAGAAAAAATAAGGAGTATCAGAAAGAATACAGAGAGAAAAACTTAGAAAGAATACAGGAATACAGAAAAAACTATGCAACGCTTTAAAGATATATTTGAGGGAAACAACAGCGCCTATGGCCAATTAATTTTATCTGGCGCAACTACAGACAAGGGTAAGGCTGAAGGTAAAGCTTTTATCAAACGACAATCTATAACAGATGACTTATGGAAGGAACACCTTGAAGGAAAAGATCCTGCACTTGGTGTTATACCTATTAACGAAGATAATATGTGTAAGTGGGGTTGTATTGATGTTGACGAATACAATCTAGATCATCTTGTGATTATGAGAAATATTAAAGGTATGGGTTTTCCTTTGGTAACTTTTAGATCAAAGTCTGGAGGAGCACATTTATTTTTATTTGCTAAAGATTTCATACCAGCTTCACTGATGCAATCTAAACTTAAAGCAATGTCAGAGGCTTTAGGTTATGGAGGCAGTGAGATCTTTCCAAAACAAACTGAAATATTAACTGAGCGTGGGGACACAGGAAACTTTTTAAATTTACCATACCATGGTGGAACTAGAGGTTTGCGTTATACATTTAAAGCAGGCGGTCAGGCTGCAAAATTAGAAGAGTTTTATGATATATACGAGGAATGGGTACAGACACGAGAGCAAATAGAATCAATAGTTGTAAAGAAAGCAGAGGTTATAGAAATATTTCCTGATGGACCACCTTGTTTAAATAAACTAGCGGACGAAGGTTTTGGTGAAGGCTCCAGGAATAATGGTTTGTTTAATGTTGGTGTATATAGAAAAAAATCTAATCCAGATAACTGGGAGGATATGCTCGTAGCAGATAATCAAAGTGTTATGTCACCTCCACTTAGTAATTCAGAAGTTCAGTTGTTAATCAAGTCACTTAATAGAAAAGGTTACGACAAATACAGATGTAAAGAACAACCTATTTGTGGTGTATGTAATCCTGCAAAATGTAGAACTAAAAAGTTTGGTGTTGGTTTTGATGAAGAACAAATGCCGGAACTGGATACGTTAACAAAAATAAAATCTACACCACCGCAGTGGTTTATTAATGTAGGTGGTAAAAGAGTAGAACTTAAAACAGAGCAACTACACAATCCTAATTTATTTGCGTTAGCTGTTTTAGATCAGGCAGATATAATGACACCTATACCAAAAGCAAAAGACTGGAGAGAGATATACGTTAGTCCTTTGTTGTCGAACCTACAAGAGATAGAACCATTAGAATCATTAGATCCTATAAATCAAATTATAAATCTATTGTATGACTTTACAGTGAACAGACCTGCTGCAAGAACAAAAGAAGACATGTTAAACAAAATGTCTTGGACCGATGAAGGTTTTACTTATTTTAGAATGGATGACTTTTATTCTTTTTGCAAAAGAAACAATTGGGAGATGGACAAAATTAAGACAGGTAATCTTATGAAACAACTAGAAGATATTTTTGAAGATGAAATTAGAATGAACATAAAAAATCAAACACCAAGAGTTATAAAAATAAAAGCAATGAAGAAAGATAAACCAGCATTGAGTAAAGTTAAATACGAAGAGGCGCCGTTCTAATGAAAACAATAATACTAGGACCACCAGGAACAGGAAAGACAACTACCCTTTTAGATTTAGTTGAAGATTTTTTACGAGCTGGGACAGACATAAAAAAGATAGGTTATTTTTCTTTTACAAAGAAAGCTGCATGGGAGGCAACTCACAGAGCAGAGGAAAAATTTATGATTGATCAGAAAGAGATACCTTTTTTTAGAACGCTTCACTCTCTTGCTTTTAGGACACTAGGAATAAACAAAGAAAAGATGATGAAACATTCTGACTATAGAGACTTTGGTTTGAAGTGTGGCATACCGATTAAGAGCGCTTGGAACAGTGACGAAGATGGTGTGTTCAATTCTGACAATGAGTATCTTAGAATTATAAATAAAGCTAGAGTTCAGGAGATCCCAGTGTTAGATGAGTATGATAAGAATAGACATGGCCTGGACATAGAGCGAGATCTATTATATCTTTTAGATCAAGAACTTATTAGGTATAAAAAAGAAAAAGGACTTTTAGATTACAATGACTTACTCGAAGATTTTATTAGACAAGATGTATCGCCATCTTTCGACGTATTATTTATTGACGAAGCACAGGACCTCTCACCTTTGCAGTGGAGAATGGTCAGGTCTTTATGGGCGAAAGCAGACAAAACCTACATTGCAGGGGATGATGATCAAGCAATATTTAAATGGGCTGGCGCTGACGTTGATACTTTTATCGCACTTAAAGAAGAAGTAGATTACATCGACACACTAGATCAATCATACCGAATACCTGGTGGGCCAATACACGACTTATCACAAAAAATAATTAGAAATGTTTCTAACAGATACGACAAGGATTACATGCCTAGACAAGAGGTGGGTGATCTTACAAGATACTCTGACGTTACACAGGTAGACATGTCACACGGAGAGTGGTTGGTTCTATCTTCTGCAAATTATTTTCTAGATGACATAAAGGAATTTTGTGAACTACAGGGTTGGTACTACTCACATAAAACAAAGAACTCTGTCAAACTAGATTTACTTCTTGCAATACAAACTTGGGAAAAATGGCGGAGAGTCGAGCATTTATTACCTGTTGCATCAATAAAAAATATTTACTCTTATCTTGGTGACAATGTAACCAAAGGTTATCGCACTGGTAAAACGATGGATGAAAACGAGGATGGTTATTACATAGAAGAATGTATAAATAATCATGGACTACAAACTGAAGATGTTTGGTACAAAGCGTTTGCAGGTTTGGATACCAACACAGAAAATTACATAAGAAATATGTTATCTAATAATGAAAAGATAACACAAACACCAAGAATAACATTATCTACAATACACGCTTCGAAAGGGGGTGAAGCTGACAATGTACTCATTCTTCCTGATATTACTAAGTCTGCTGTGGACAACAACGATGTTGATCCAGATGAACTACACAGGTTATTTTATGTAGCAGTAACCCGTGCAAGAAAATCGCTACACATTTTAGAACCAAGAAACTATGAAAGGGCATACGTACTATGAAACATCAATCTTCTTCAAAAAGATTAGATCCAGAACAGTGGGATCGAATAGACAGATGGAGAGCGAAAGGTTGGAGCTATAAAAACTTAGCTGCAAAATTTAATATAAGTAAAGGAACACTTTCCTACCGTTATGGAAAAGACCAAAAAGAAAAAACTCAGGAGAGAATGAGAAAATGGAGAGATCCTTGGCAATCAAAGTTAAACCAGTTTTTTGATAGAACTATAGATCAAAAAAGAAACCCTAAACTTATAAATAAAAGACCAGAAAGAACCTGGGATTGTAAGGTAAGGGCATTTCATAAAGACAAAAACAACTCAACGAAAGGATTAGATATGAGAACTAGAAGAGATGAAATGAATGAACACATATGGCCAAACAAAGGTGAAGACAAAAATGGTTTGTCTTTTCCTTACGCGTCATGTGCTATTACAGGAAAGAAGGTTTCTGTTATGGAAGCAAAAGGGCATCCATTAGCTGCAAATCTTGATCACGAAATTCCTGTTGCAAGAGGTGGTAGAAACGAACTATCCAATGCACAATTATTAAAAGAAAGAATAAATAGTATGAAGGGCGACATGACTAATGAAGAATTTTTTGATGAGATTTTTGATGTAGTCAATGGCGATGCTTTTACTAAATACATAGAGAAGGTAAAAAAATGTCAGATCCGTATAAAACACAAGTAGGTGGTGATCACTACACTAAGTATGTGATACAGCCCAGCGAATTCGTCAATAAAAACAGGTTGTTATTCGCCGAAGGGTCTGCTATAAAGTATATAGTTAGACATCAAGATAAGGGAGGCAAAGAGAGCCTCGAGAAAGCGAAACATTTTATCGATATGATAATCGAAAGAGATTACAGTTGAGAACACTACAACAACCATTGTTTACACCAGAAACTGAATGGGTTCCACCAGACAGATTACCGGATTTATCTAGTCATAGTGAAATTGCTATTGACCTAGAAACAAGAGATCCAAACCTGATAACTTTAGGATCGGGTGCGGTTAGAGGAGACGGGGAGATAGTCGGCATAGCCGTTGCGGTCGAAGGCTGGTCCGGCTATTTCCCTATCGCGCATGAAGGTGGTGGGAACATGGATCGAGGATTAGTTCTGGATTGGTTTGAAGAATTATTATCCAACACAGCTACAAAAATATTTCACAATGCGATGTATGATGTGTCTTGGATTAGATCACTTGGCTTTCACATTAATGGTGGCATCATTGATACAATGATTGCTGCAAGTTTAATTGATGAGAATAGATTTAGTTACACATTAGATTCTGTTGGTAAAGATTATATCAATATGCGCAAGAACGAAAAGCTTTTACAAGAAGCTGCAAAAGATTTTGGTGTCAATCCTAAAGCAGAGATGTGGAGATTACCTGCACCGTTTGTTGGCGAGTATGCAGAGAAAGACGCGGAGATGACATTGAAGTTGTGGCACGCGTTGCAACACGAGATATCAAAACAAGATCTGTGGGACGTGTTTAATTTAGAAACTAATTTGTTTCCATGTTTAGTAGATATGAAATTTAAAGGTGTACGAGTTGACATAGCTAAAGCATCTGCTGTCAAAGAACAATTGATTGTAACGGAGAAAAATTTATTACACGATATTAAAAAGATAACAGGGTTTGATGTAGAGATATGGGCTGCTGCATCTATAGCAAAAGCGTTTGAAAAAATAAAACTACCGTACGACAGGACAGAAAAAGGAGCACCATCTTTTACAAAAAATTTCCTGGCAACTCATCCTGCTGAGTTACCAAAATTAATTAATCAAGCAAGAGAGATCAACAAAGCAAACACAACTTTTATTGATACAATACTGAAACACGAACACAAAGGTAGGATACACGCAGAGATAAATCAAATAAGATCTGACCAAGGCGGCACGGTTACAGGTAGGTTTAGTTATAATAATCCTAATCTTCAACAGATACCTGCACGACACAAGGAACTTGGACCGTTGATTAGAAGTTTGTTTATACCAGAAGAGAAACACACTTGGGGTTGTTTTGACTACAGCCAACAGGAGCCAAGAATTTTAGTTCACTTCGCTTCTCTTATGCGTATGGAAGGAACACAAACTATTGTAGATGCTTACAATGATGGCAGCGCAGACTTTCACCAGATGATAGCTGACATGGCCGGTATCAATCGTAAACAAGCAAAGACAATTAATCTTGGTATAATGTATGGCATGGGCAAGAATAAGCTTATGGCAGAGCTAGGTTTGATGAAGGACGCGGCAGAAAAACTACTCAAGACTTATCATCAGAAGGCACCTTTTGTTAAAATGTTATCAGAGGCTGTAGCTAGAAGAGCAGATGACAGTGGTAAAATACGTACAATTGGTGGTAGACTATGTCATTTTGATATGTGGGAGCCGCATGGTTTTGGTATCAAGAAACCACTGAAACACGCAGAGGCACTCAGGGAGCATGGACCGGGGATCAAGCGGGCGTTTACATACAAAGCATTAAATAAATTAATACAAGGATCAGCAGCTGACATGACAAAAAAATCTATGTTAGCGTTGTATCAGGAAGGAGTTATACCCCATGTACAAATACATGATGAATTGGATATCTCAGTACAAACAGGAGAAGAAGCAGAAAAAATTATTAGAATCATGGAAGAGGCTGTATCGTTACAAGTTCCCAACAAAGTAGACTATGAAAAAGGAGATAGCTGGGGTGACATACAGTAACGATAGTCCTGTTGAGATTACTTTGGGAGTTTGCGATCAATGTGAAAACTATGTTCCTTTTGTTAGATTAGTAGCAGAAGAAAGAGTTTATCAATGTTTGACGTGTAAAACTAAACATGTGCAACATGTCAATGGCAAAGTTACTTTTAATTATTTAGAAGATAGTTATGTTTTTAAAAGAAATTAGTGCCGGCAGTTAATGAGTAAAGGGGCCTGCCGACACCTGATGTAGTGAGAAATTATATATAAAATAAATTAAAATAAACTATTGTCAAATATAATAATTGCTCTATATAATCCCATATAATAACACAACAAAGGAAAGAAAATGCCAGATATAAGTAAATTTAAATCAGTGTCTGTATCTATGGATACACACAATAAACTAATGAGTTTAGCTCAAAAAAGATTTGAGGTACCTGTTAGTGTACAGAAAGTAATAGAGTTTTTATTAGAGAAAGAGATGAAAAAGAAAAATGGTAGATCTAACGGGCGAGCACGAGGTTAAGGCTATATGCCCACGTTGCGCAGGCAATGGCTATATAGTTATACAAAGTGAGTTTGTACGCAGGCAGGAATTTAATTGTCCCCAGTGTGACTGTGAAGGATGGGTTATGTTACCTGCAAATCAATGTAGAGAAAACGTTGAGGGCGGAATAGAACCAAGATGGATGAAGACAGGAGAAACAATCTAATGGAAGATCTTGAACATATTAAATATGCAAAAAATGTTTTAAGTCAAAGAGACTTTGAAGAACTGCAAGAGTATATTGGTGATGATGTAGATTATTGGCCATCCTATAATTTTAAACCTAAAGATGTTCCTCCTAGAAACAAAATTGAAAAAGCTATTGTTAAGTTAATTGGACAAGACAATCACGTTGAGTATTGGATAAGGAACCCTAGAGGACAAGAACCAACTTTATGGCACGTAGATGCTAACGAGTTGTTTATGAAAAAATATATAAGTGAAAATGATAGTCCTGAAGAACCTCAATTTGCTAGACAGTTTCCATTAAACACACATATTTTATACATTTCTGTTGATCCTAAAATGGAAGGTGGTGAGTTGTTAATACTACCTAACAATACATATGTAGAAGGAAGACCGATTAATGATACAAACTATCAACCCATGGATTCAAGCAGAATGCTTATTGTAAAGCCAAAAGAAAATCATTTAGTGTTTTTCAACAAACCAATTTATCATGCAACAAATGAATATAAAAACATAGATCCGTTAAGAAGAGATTTTAGAGTAAGTTTAATGTTTTCTTCTTGGGACTATATTCCAAAACCGTATGATGAATGGCACCATTGGAATAACCCCTGGGTGGGAATACCTGCTGAACAATTAAAATGGCCTAAAGGAGCATAAATATGAAAGATTTTAATATAAAAGTAAGCTGGTCTACCAACAATGTGTTGACGTGGATCATATTTTTAATATCAATAGGATTATTGATTGCAAATACAGTGACTACGTATACACTGTATAATGTTATTGAAACGATGTGGTTAGAGATACAACAGGTCAAAGAAACTAACATTTCTTTGTATCAATTTATCGAGGGACATCGAGATGACTTTAATTAAGGAGAACCGAGTGAGAAAAGAAATCCCTAACAGGATGATGTGTGCAACTTTCGCTATTCCAATAGACGGGCGTAGAGTAGTTGGCACATTAGATTATATTGCTAGCAAATCAGGTCTTACACCTATGGCCTTTTGGATTAAAATTAAACCAACAGATTCATATTTAGACAGGGAACTTAGAGCATCGGGCAAACTAATATCAAGATGTTTACAACACGGTGAGTCCTTGAAAGATCTTGTAGACACACTATCTCAAGATAACATAGCGGGACACATGGCAAACTATTTACACAAAAACATGGAAGATATTATACTAGGAAAGCAACCGGATAAGAAACAGCGTATGCTATCAACTGATCCGTATGCTATGAAAGAATGATGGACGAGTTTGAGATAGATTGGATACCGGAGGAAATGGAAACACCAAAGAACATTCCTGGTGTTATCGATGCTTTGTCTGAAGTGCCTCCACACACAGTAGATAAATTATGTAAAGCTAAGTTTGGACACACGAATTGGGCAAGAATGGGTCAAATGTCACCAGAGGAATTGCTTGGTAATCCACACGAATTTGACTACGAGAATGGAATAATATATTTTAAGAACTCACATTTAGTATAGGAGAAAAATTTCAATGACCCTTCCAACCAGCGGCCAAATTTCTTTGAATGACGTTAGAGCAGAATTTGGATCGCCTTCTAGTAATGTATCTATGAGTCAGTTTTATAGAGGGGGCAGTTTTGTTATTGCTGTTACTAAAAATAATAACATACCCACGTCAGGGCAGATATCTATGTCAAATTTTTATGGAGGTAGAAATAAAGGAGCATATGCTCAATTTACCGCTGGAACAGCTTCTACTGGTGGTAAGGCCCCTCAAACATTTGTTGGAATAGATAATGCAAACCTACATGGGACTGGAAACATTGGATCTTTTACTAGTCAAGGATTGGTGATTGGGCTCGGCGGTTCGGAGACTTCAACAAATTTAAGGGCTTGGTTAGTTGCAGGGTCAAGGTGCGATATGAGAGCAGATAACGCAAGCTCAGGATCACCAGTAAACCCCGCTTTGATCTACAATCAAATATTCCAAGTTAATACTTCAACCTCGAGTTATTTGTTTGACAGACAATGGCCAGCTATTCCTAGCGCAGCTACAAATGGTCGTTTCTCTAGTGCTTTTACTGGAATGCCGGCTGGTCCCAGTCATAATGCATCTGTACCTATGGTTTCCGGTACATCATATGTTATGCAAATGGATAAGGGTAGTCACATATAATGTATAATATTACTTGGCAAAAAGAAATTGAAGACACTGGCGA